GCGGATACCCGCAAGAGCCTGCCAGGCGAAGCCGGTGTCGGAATCGTCCAGGAAGCCGCTGTGAACGCGGCCAACGCCAGCGCCGCCGCCGACGAAGCCCTGAAGGCCGTCATCGGGACCGAAGTCGAGCAGGCCGTTGACCATGAAGGTCAGGTTGCTGGCCTTGCTGCCGCCGGTGTCCTTGACCTTGGCCTGGCGATAGCTGGCTTCGGTTTCGAGACGGAACGGGCCGAAGTCGTAGCCGAGCGCAGCACCGCCGTCGAAGCCGGTCTTGAAGTCTGCGGTCGCGGCGTTGCTGACGCCATCGATCTTGAGATCGGCGTCTTCGACGATCATGGCACCGAAGTCACCTTCGATGTACCACGAGTTGTCGCGCGCCAGCGCGGGAGTGGCGATAGCTGTCGAAGCCAGCGCCAGTCCAATGACGAGTTTCCTCATACGTTTCCCCTACTAAGAGATTTGGAGCCACCGAGTGCCTGTGGTGTCTACCCCCTCAGCTTTCCGTGTGCAAGCGCACATTGGAGCCGACTGTTGCAGAAATGTCGCGTTTTCGGGGGTTTGGTGAGGCGTCGTGACTCCTTTATTGGAAATCGACTTCACGTTATTGCCCCTGCGCAGTGCTGCGTGTCATGCTGATGGAACGATACCCAAGGCTTGCAGGGCGACGACCAGTTCCCCGATCGCCGCCCGAGCCTGAACATCAACTGTCATCCCGCCAAGTGGTTCCACGGGAAGCGAACCTTTTTTCCAAATTCCGTCGAAGAGCCGTTCCTGACCTGTGAAAAGGTCGTAGATGCGAAGCCCTCGACGGGGGCTGATGAATATCCAGTCGCCGCCTTGAAAGCTCGCAATCGCGGCATCGTGGCCGCTCCACGCGCCGGTGGCGCCTGTAGCGACCAGCCAGCATTCGCCCGCTTCGGCGGTTTCGGGCGGTGCGGGTCGCTCTCCGGATACAGTCGAGTGCAAAAGAGCATCGCACCGTGCCAGGGCTTCGTTGACGAACACTTCCTTCTGCGCCTGCCCCGCGTGGAGCAGCGGCAGGGCAAATCGCGGACTGGTGCTTTCGAAAATCACGGCTTCGCTCATGTTCGGATCTCCTTGCGGAAAGACGGGTTCGGGAAGAGATGGAGCATTGTGGAAACCGCGTAAGTGCCCTGCTGGCGCACCCGAAACGCATCGCCGGGAGACAGCGCGGAAAGCGCGGCCAGCAGATCGGGCGGCAGGTCGATCCGGGGCACTTGCAAGGTCCAGGTGGCGAGCGGATTTTCAACTGGTCCGTACGTCAGGAGATAGCTTTCGGCCTGTTCGACCAGCGGCGCGTCGATGCCGTCCTGCCAGTTCCAGTTACCTCGTGCACGCCGGGTCCAGCCAAGGCGCAGGGTCCCGTCGCCGAGTATTTCGGCGCGGGGATGGACCGGGGGGAGCGGACGCATGGTGAGGCCGCTCAGGTGCACGGGGCTGGCGACCGGCTCGGCATCGCTGCGGCCCATGGCGAGGACCTTCCTTTCCGCTGCCGCGCCGAGGCGCGCGGGGTCGAGCGCCGATGCGGTGCCATCGAGAAGGACGAAAACCTCTTCCGCGACATGCCCGGCCACGGCATTTTCGGTGCCGCCGCGCCCGCGCAGGAAGCCTTCGAGGCGCCAACGGCCTTCACCGAGCGCGGTCGCCCGGGCGAACTGGACCAGTTCCTCACCCAGCAGAGCGAGGTTCGCGCCCTCCGCCAGTTGCCGCATAGTGGCCGAAACCAGATTCATGCGCGGATCGACGAGCGTGACCGCCAAGCTGGAGGTGCGGTCGAACAGCAGGGGGCTTTTCGGCGGCAAGGCGGAGGATGCCGTGCCCATGACGGCGCGGCGGCGCCCGCTGCCGCCCAGTGGGTCGAGCTGGCCGTCGCCCCGGTCCGCATAGAGCGCCGCGCCGCTCCAGTTCGCCCCCGCCGAGGACAGGGCGGCGAAAAGGCGCGGTCTTCCGGCGCTGTCCGAGGTGGGATCGTGCGGCAGCTCGAAGGCGGCGAGCAAGGTTGGGGTGGCGGGCAGGTCTTCCGGCGCATTGATCCGGCCGGGGTCGGTGGGAAGCTGCATGGGCGCGTCGGCGCCCGTCGGCACCGCGCGTTCCGCGGTCACTTCCACGCCGCTGTCGCGCCATTCCCATTCAAGCACGCGCCAGCGCCCGCCGATCCGTGGGAAAGTGACGAGCGTGCCGGGCGCCACGGCGGGGTTCAGTTCGGCAGTGCGCCAGGAGATGCGCTCTCGGCGCCAGTCGGTGCGGTGCCGGGCCTGTTCGATCAGGCTTCGCGCCGTGGCGGCTTCGAGCGCGGCGGGCAGTTCGATCGCGCCGGGTGCGCCGGGCAGGGCTTGTCCGGCGGCGTGCTGGATGCCGGGCAGATAGTCGCGGTCGCAGTCGAAGTAGCGCAGGAGCGATAGCGGGCGCTCCTCCGTGCCGCCGCGATGGCGGGTGAAGCCGGTGGCGGCGCCGAAGTCGCCGTCTTCGGTCGGGATCGCCGCTTCTGGCAGGGCGATCGGTTGCACCTGCTGGCGCTCGCGGGTGATCGCCAGCGTTTCGCGGCCCGCGTCGACGGCCAGCGGGAATACCTGATCGATGGTGTCCAGCGCCTCGACGAGGCTGCCCCCGCAGGTGAACCCGCGAAAGCCGGTGAGCGGCACGGCGGTCTCCACATCCTCGATCACCTCGCCTAGCAGATCGGCCAGATCGAAAGCCTCGTCGGCCACGACCTCGAACGTCAGCGCGGGGATGCGGTTGTAGAATTCCGAGAGGTCGAGGTCTTCGAAAACGACATAGGCGAGGTCGCGGTGGGCGGGGCACTGTGCCTCGCCCTCGGCGGCGAGGATCAGCGGGTCGCAGGGCTGGTCGCCGTGGCCGGTGTGGAGGCGCAGGGTGCCGCCGGTCTTGAGGTCTCCCTCCACGCCGCGCAGCAGCTTGCCGTCGGCCCAGATGCGGCCGATGCCGAGGATCGGGCGGCTGGCCAGCGCGACCGCGAAGCTGGCGCTGTAGCTATAGGCCTTGACCGAACCCGCGCCTTTGCCGCCGCCGAGCGTCTCGCTGCTTTCCGAGAACTCGGTCGCCCAGATCATCTGCCCGGCCACCCGCATCCGCCCGAAATGGCGCGGCAGCGGCTGGCCGTAGCTGGAGGTGGTGACATCCAGTTCCCTGAGCCTCCCGCGCTGGCCGCGCGGGGTGCCGAAGAGCGCGGCGTCGAACTGGCTGCCGACCAGCGAGCCCACGGCACCGCCGATCGGTCCGCCGAGTGCGGTGCCGACGGCGCTGAATACGAGCGTGGCCATGTCTATTCCTTCTCCTCTTCGGGAATCGCGCGCCAATGGCCGATGCGCGGCCAGTCACACGGCAGCGGACCGAGCACGACGCGGCGCAGCCCGGCATGGGCGTGGACGATGCGGGCGCGGCCCAGCGCTACGGCGAAATGGTGCTGGCAGGGACTGGGGCGCAGCAGAAGCACGTCGCCGGGTTCCGGTTCTCCGCTGACGGGTGCGAGGCCGAGGCGTTCGGCCAGGGCATCCCCGTCCGGCGTGACCAGCGCGCGCAGGCGGTAGCCGCCCGGCAGGTGTCGCCCCCGTTCGCCCGGCAGGCTGGCGGCGACGACGCCGAGGCAGTCGAGTCCGATCCGTGGGTCCCGGCCATGGAGGCGGAATGGCAGGCCCACGAGTTCGCGCGCCGCTGCGGCGATAGTGGCCCCGTTCATATCGAAGGCGTTCATATAGAAGGTGAGGGGTAGCGGGTGAGCAGGTCGTTTCCGGGCAGGAACGGCTCGCCGCGAAAGTTCGCCGCATTGGCGAAGCGGGTGCCGCAAGTCCCGAGCGTGTGGTCGCAGCCCTCGCGCAGGAAGGCGCGGGTGCCGGGCGGTGTAGTCTCATCCAGCGGGCGGTCGAGGATCAAGCCGCCCGCCTCGGTCGCTCCCATGACGACCATGGTCTCGCCCGCCTGCGGGCCTTCCAGCCAGCGCAAGCTGCCGCCCGCATGGAAAGCGGCATCGACGGGTGCGCTCAGGACCACGGCATTGTTCCCGAGTTCGAGCGCCATGAGCACGACTTCGCGGGTGAAGCGCTGCGCATCGAGGTTGCAGCCGGGGCCGCAGAACGCGGCGCGGCAGCTGGGGCTGGTGCGCGGCACCGGGTCGCGCAGGAGTTCCTGCTTGCGCGAGGTCAGTTCCGCCGAAAAGCTGCCGTCCTCCTGCGAGACCGCGCCGATCGTGCCGCTATAAAGTGTGTCCCGCTCCAGCGTCTCCCAGTCGATCAGGCCGATGCACACGCGCGCACGGTCGAACCGGCCTGCGGCGAGGTCTTCGGCGGAGATCGCCTCGTGGCTCAGCGTGCCGCGCACCTCGGCGCTGTCCGGCTCGAACCCCGCCGACTTGCGGATCGAGGAGGGCACCATGCCGGGCGCGGCGCGGTGCAGCACGCCGCCGAACCAGAGGTCGGCGTCATGGGTGGTGAAGCCCAGGGTCACGCCGTCGCGGCGGTCGATCCGCCAGAACAGGGCGACCGTTTCGAGATCGGTGGAAAACCAGATGCGGCTCATGACGCCTCCCGGATCTCGACGAGGGGGACGCTGGGCGCCTCGCCCGCCGCGAAGGCCGCGCCGGAGACTTCGAGGCGGTCCTCGGCGAAGCGCACCGGCACGTCGAACAGGAAGCCCGCGCGGACCATGGCCCCGGCGGCGGGCGGATCGTCGAATTGAATCACGCCGAGCGGTTCGAGCGACCAGTTGCCGGGCTGGATCACGCCGTCCACCGAGATCATTAGCGTGTCGAACCGGGGGCGGGTGATGCGGCGGACTTGCGGATCGTCCTCGCCGTAGCGCTTGGTCAGGGGGAAGGCGGAGCGGGTGCCGTCGCCGGTGCCGAGCGGCTGGTCGAGCGCGGTCGGCGCGCCGGTCATGCCGTTCGAGCTGAAGTCGCCGGGGTCGCGCAGCAGGAAGCCGCGCGCGGGGCCGCGGCGGGCGCGGTAGAAGGCGATCAGGGTGCCCAGTTCGTCCTCGGAGCGGATGCCGGGGCCGACGTCGAAGCGCAGGCGGGCGTCGGACCAGAGGCTGCTGCGCCGTTCGAAGCCTGATGCGGTGACCGAGATCGCGGTGGAGAACTCGGGCGCCACGGCGGCGTCGCGGCCGAGGGCGAGCGGGTAGGGAACGGCATCGAAGGCCTGCATCGCGTCGGCTCCTGAATCGAGTGGGGCGGGAAGGCGGACGAAGCCGTCGCGGGCGACTTGCGGCAGCGCCCAGACCACGACTTCGTGGTGGTCGCGGGCGAGGGCCTCGTCGATGCCGGAATCGATCCGGCGCCACTGGTCGCTCTGGGTGGGGTTCAGCACGAAACCGGCGAGGTAGTCCTGCTCCTCGGGCGGATAGCCGAGGCGTTCGTTCACCGTGGCATAGGCGCGGCGGCGCAGGGCGTCGGCTCCGGCAGTGAGCCAGTCGTAGTCCTCCACCTGCAGGCGGTCGAAGGCGGGGGCGGCCCAGCCGGTGGGCAGGTTGGCGCGGCGCATCTCGGGCATGGCGGGGTCGAGCACGGTGGGGGTGAAGACCAGCGCCAGCGCCTCGACCGGCGTCGGCGCGGCGGCGGCGCGGACGGCGGCGACGAGGTCGGTGGTGGACTGCGCGAGCAGGGCACCGGCCTTGTCGAGCAGGGACTTGCGCGCCTCGTCCATCGGAGCGCGCAAGTCGGGAATGGGTGGCGGGGCGCCGCCGAACTTCGCGCCCGCGGCGGGGTCGTAAAGGCAGATGCGCCCGTCCGGGAAGCACCACCACCACGGCTCGCCGACCTGGAAGCGCACCGGGGCACCGGCCTCGATCATCAGCCGGGCGAAGGCGGCGCCGACCGCTTGCAGCCAGTCCATCGCTGTCTCATTCGCGGGCGAGAGCAGGGTGGAAGGCGGGTCCCAGCCGGTGAGGGCGGGATTGCCGTCATGGTCGCGTTGCTTCCAGTCGTCGGGGCAGTGCTGGTCGAGCAGTTCGTAGGACAGCGAGGCGACCGGGCTGAAGCCGAGCTTCACGCAGTCCGCGAAGAAGGCGCGGTGCCAGGCCCGCGTCGGCGCATTGAGCGGGTCCGTCGCGGTGCCGACGCGATAGGTGCCGTCCATGGCGGCGAGCCGGAAGTAATGGCTCATGCCGACGTAATGGACCACCGATCCCCGGTAGCCGAGCTGGCGCACGCTGCGCAGCAGGCGGGCCGGGGTCTGCACGCCCTGGTCGTCGAAGCCGGTGGCCATCGCGAGGCCGCTCGGCGGAAGGATGACATCGCCGATCTCCAGCATGGCGCGGGCGCCGTCCACCGCGATCTCGCTGAGTTCGATCCAGCCTTCGGCCTCGGCAGGCAGCGGATCGGCGCTGCCGTCGTAGCCGGGCGGGCAGAAGGAAATGAACATGCGGTCGATCGCATGGGGCCAGACGCGGTCGCCGGATGGCAGCGCAAAGCCTGCCTCCAGTTCCGAGAAGTGCAAGTCGATCCGTGCGTCCTCGCCGCTGCCTTCGGCATAGTTCCAGAGGCGGACGTACCAGACGCGCGGCGAACCTTGCGCATCCCGGCCCTCGACCGTCAGGGTCGGCCCGAGGCCGGAATCGAGCGGGATCACTCCCGAGGAACGCCAGCGGAAACGCAGCGAGGTATGCGCGTAGTCGTGGTCGGTCTTGTAGGCGAGCAAGGGGTGATCGAGGCGGTCCTCGCTTTCCCAGATCAGCCCGCCGAGATCGCCCTTGCGCAGGAACGAGGCGTCGACGCGCAGCGAATCGGGTCCGGTCGACACGACCGAGGCCATCATCGGGCGGGGGAAGTTGACGGTCCAGAAGCGCGGGTCGAAGCGCCTGATCCAGTCGCTCGTCTGTCCGTTGCGTTTGGCGGCAAGCCAGAATGCCATCGTGGGTGCTCCGGTGAGAGTCAGCGGGCGGAGATCGCGCGGCGCACGGCGCTGGCGACCTGCCGGGACGAGCGCTGGAGCGACTGCGGCGTGCTCGCGCCGCGCGGGGCGGTGACGGTGATGGCGACTTTCACGTCGCGCGCAGGGCTGCCCGAGCCGGTCTCGATCCGTCCGGCGGACGTGGGCACGAACAGTTCCGGCCCGCGCTCGCCGACCAGATAGCCGCGCCCCGGCGCGACATTGCCGCCGGTCGCGCGGCCCGGCAGGCCGAGCAGGCCGGAGACCAGTCCGGAGAGATCGAGCGTGTCGGTGGCCGCCGTCGATCCGCTGCCGGCCGTGCCGAACAGGCCCTGCACCGACTGCGCGGCGATGTCGCCGAGCGCGCTCAGCGCCGTACGCTTGAGGTCGTCGAAGCCGAGGCTGCCGCGCCGGATCGCCCCGGTCAGTCCCTTCTCCAGCGCCTGCCCGGCCTGGGTGAAGCCGGAGACGAGATCGCCGTCCACGCTGGCGCGCATCTGCGCGATGTCGCGGGTGAAGCCCTCGGTCCCGGCGCGGACTTCCACCAGCAGGCTGTCGATGTCATCGCTCATTGTCTTGCTCCATCAGCTTTTCGAGCAGGGCGCGGTCGAGACCGGAGGCTGCGGTTGCAGTGGTCAGCCCGAGGGCGGCGGTGAGTTCGGCGGGGGTGGCGGCCCAGAATTCGGCGGGGCGCCACCCGAGCGCCTGCGCGGCCAGCGTGCAGAGGCCGAGCGCGGCCGGGGCGAACCGGGCCTCGCTCATCCGCTGCCTTTCAGGATCTGGCCGAGCAGCATCCGCAGCGGCACGGCGCAGGCGGCGAGACCCTGAGTCACGACCGCCTCGCCCACGGCCTCGCGGGTGATGGCGCGGTGGGGATCGGGGCGGTGGGGATCGAGGCAGTGCCAGAACAGCGCCGCCGGTTCGGAAAGGCGAAGATGCCCCGCGCCCGCGCGCTCGACGAGGGCGAAGAGCGGGCCGAGTTCCTCTTCGGCGGCGACCAGCGCGGTGAAGCTGGGGCGCAGGACATGCGCGGCGCCGCCGATCTCCAGCAGGGCCTCGCCGCGCAGCGGGTTCGCCCGCTCACCCTGAGCTTGTCGAAGGGTCATGCCGCCGCCACCGCGCCCGAGCTTTCGAGCTGGAGCGTGTAGTTGCGCTCGCCGTTGAAATCCCCGGCATAGTCGAGGCGCTGGACGAGGAATTGGCCGCGCAGTTTCTCGCCGTCCTCGAAGCTCAGTTCGTAGTCGTCGAGCGTGCCCGCCATGGCATTGGCGCGGATCTTCGCCTCAGCGGCAGAGCCGAGGAAGATGCCCGCCGCGCTTACCGAGACCGCGCGGACTCCCGCGCCGGAGAGCAATTCGCGCCAGCCGCCGCTGTCCTTGCTGGTGACGACGACGGTTTCGCCCGTGACCGACATCTGCGTCGTGCGCAGACCGGCGACGGTCTGATAGCTGGCGGGGGCGCTGCCGTTCGAGATCTTGAGAAGGAAGGCGCTGCCTTTCTGGGCGGGCATGGTGAGGCTCCTTTCGTGGGGGTATCAGGCGGCGAGCAGGCGGAAGCGGTATTCGAGCAGGATCGCGCGGCGGCTTTCCCCGCGCTGTTCGGCCCGCGCGCGCAGGAATTGGATGGTGGCGACGTG